AGTTATATTGAAGAAAAAATTTTCTTGTGGTTTTATTGATGGAGATCATCGTGACCCACACCCCCTTCAAGATTTTATGAGATTAGATAAAGTTATTGAAAGATATATTGTATTTGATGATTATGATAAATCAGAACCAGGTGTAGAAACCGCTGTAAGATATGCTATGGATTATGAAGGGATTTGGAATCCAGTACACATTTCTAATGCAATAGCTATATTTGAAAGGAGTAACTAATGAGGATAGTTGCAGTAGTTCATGCTAAAGGGGAAAGTAAGCGGTTACCAAATAAAAATATGTTGAAATTAGGAGGGATACCTTTAGTAGCTCACGCTATTATGAATGCACAAGACTCAATAGCTGATGTTGTTTGTGTAGACAGTGATAGTACTGAAATACTTACTGTGGGATTAGCTTTAGGTACAAAAGTTATAGAACGTCCTCCTTACTTAGCTCGTAATGAAATAACTGGTGATGATTTGGCTTATTGGCAAGCACAAAATTTTCCAGAAGCTACAGTAATAGTACAAGTAGTGCCAACTTCACCATTTACTAAACCAGAGACTATAAATAAATGTATTGATAATGTCTTATTGGGTTGCAATTCAAGTTTTACAGGTAATTATGAAAAATTGTACAAGTGGAATAGGGCTAGTAATCAAGCTGTGCCTATATATTTAGATAATGGTGGGAAAATATTAAATTCTTCAGAACTAATTCCAACATTTGTAGAATATACTGGTGTCTATGCTTTTAGTCGAGAATTTGCTTTTAAACAACATAAAAGAATAGATATTTACAATTATAAACCCGTACCTATAAGTCATATAGAAAAAATTGATATAAACTACAAAGAGGACTTTGAGTTCGCTGAAGTAGTTTGGGCAGGTATGCAAAAGGATGAGAAATTATAATGTAATTAGATTTAAGAACATACACAAAGGAAAGAGAGGCTTTATAGCATGTAATGGACCAGGTTTAAATAACATAGATGTTACAAAACTAGAGGGGGAGATTGTATTCGGACTTAATAGGGGGTATTTAAAAGAAGGACTACCCATAACTTACTTAGTAACAATAGATGCATTAATAGAAAGTCAATTTAAAAGAGAGTTTGAAACCTACAAGTGTAGAGCTAAATTTTCACATAACTTAAAAAACTCTACAAAACTTTGGTGGAGTCCAGATATACCTAAGTTCTCAAAAGATTTATCTCAACCTATATGGCAAGGACATTCAGTTACCAATGTAGCTTTACAGATAGCTTACTATATGGGGCTTTCTCCAGTATATATTATAGGAATGGATCACTTTATAGATTATAGTGATACAGAGAAACTTGTTGGTGGTAAATTCAGAAATAAAGTAGATGATCCTAATCACTTTGCCCCTAATTATTTTACAGGGGATGTTAAGTATAACCATCAAAATTTAGAGAGAGTGGAACTAGGATACAAACTAGCTAGAGAAGCATATGAACAAGCGGGTAGAGAGCTTTATAATGCTAGTACACCTACTAGATTAAGTGAAGAAATACTTCCTAGAGTAGATTTTAAGGAGATTTTTATTGGCAATAACTGAAAAATTAACCCAAGAAGATTTAATTTTATTTGAAATTCTGAGAAATCCGGTCTTATTCGGTGAATTTCTCCACAACTTTGATAGTACTGAATATGATGAAGAGTGGGAATATTCTTTTTATCAAAAAGAATTTTTGTGTGATTTTAACTCATATGTAGATGTTTGTCAGGCAAGAGCTACGGGTAAAACTGTAGCCCTTACAGATTTACTCCTCTGGTTACTGATAAATAACATGTTTCCAGAAGATTACATTACATACACTGTACCTAGTAAAGTACATCTTGAACCCGTATTTACTAATCTTACACGTATGCTTAGAAGTAATAATTTTCTGAAGCAATTTATAGCACCTACTACCGGCATTAACCGTTCAGATTATATAATTAAATTAAAGAATGAAGCTACTTTGATGTGTCGTATTGCAGGGCAAAGTGGAACGGGTGCTAATGTTATTGGTCTACACACACCTATAGTAGTATTAGATGAGGGAGGTTATTACCCTTGGGGAACTTGGGTAGAACTACAACCGATCCTTAATACCTTCACGCCTGGATTTAGAATGGTGGTAGCAGGTGTTCCTACAGGGTTAAGAGAACAGAATGTACTTTATCATACTGATATGGAGAACTCTAACTATACCAAACATAGAGTCTCTGCGTATGATAACCCCCGTTTTACAGCAGAAGATGAAGCAAGGGCTATTGAACAGTATGGAAATAAAGAGAGTGATGACTTTATACATCTTGTACTAGGTGAACATGGTGCTCCTATTTTTGCAGTTTTTGATAGAAGATTGATGGAAATAAAGGATTATCCTGTTTATAAATTAGTATTAAATGGTATAGATTTAAGAGATAATATCGGGGAATACCATACAAAATTATCCCTTTTGCCTCCAGTGCCTATAAATACAAAAACACTGTTTGGGATTGACCTTGGTTATACTGAACCCACTGCTATAATTATTTTAACTCTAAGTTCTAGCGGTCAGCTAAAATTTCATGCTAGGATACAGCTTAATAAAGTATCCTACAATATACAAGATAAGCTTATTGATATGTTAGATACACGCTTTAAGCCTTCTGTAATAGGGATTGATAGAGGTTCTTCTGGTTTAGCTGTAACACAAAGACTTATGGAATCTGAGGATTATATTCATAAAGGGTATGATACTAGAATGATTCCTGTAGACTTTTCATCTTGGATAGAATTAGGGTTTGACTCCGATGGTGAAGTACTCAAACAGAAAACAAAGCCATTTTCAGTCTCAGTACTTCAAAATTATTCTTACAATCACAGAGTTCTATATTCATCTACAGATGTTGACATGATTGTAGAACTAGAAAGAATGACTTATACAAAAAACCCTAGTGGAGATATTGCATACAAAACCTTAACTCCTAAAGGAGGACAACGAGGAGACGATCACTTTACGTCTGCTCTACTTTGTGCAGGTATGGCTTATTACGTGGAAAATGAATCTTTAACAGCTTATAAAAAACCTGTAAAGCTTTTTGCAGGTAAATGGATGTACAATTATGACAGATGAAACTAAACTAGCTAAAGCCGCATTTATGCGGAATGTAGGCAGCAATAACGCAACTTATAATCCTTGGACAGCAGATGAAATTGATAAATTGGAAGTTGAAGATATCAAGGAGTTTAGAGATGTTGTAGATGTTTGCCGATTTTTTTATAAACGTGACCCTATAGCTTCTACGATTATAAATAAATTAATTGATATTGGCATAACAGAATTAGAATATGAACATTCAAAATTAAGTCCTAATCAAGAAAAAATACTTGAAAGTATGAAAGAACCTTTTGAAGAATTTGCTGAAACAATTGCTTTAGAATATCTTGTATCAGGATTAGTAGTTCCAGAGGTATCTTACACAACAGTTGAAAACAAAGACTTAAATAGATTAGGGATTAAACGCTATTCTTCTTTTGTTTTACCTACAGATTTATGGTTACGTGATCCAATGACTATAAAAATTAAACAAGTTTGGTCTAGTCAACCTACTTACTATGTTGAAATACCAGATGATTTGATACACTTTATTCAAAATGAAGGTATCTATGAAGATGGTACTGAAGATAAGGAACTGTATAAAGAGCTAGCTGCTCGTTATCCTAAGTTTGTTGCTGCTGTAAAAGCAGGAAAAACTGAACTTAAATTAGAAAATGATCTTGTTCTAAGACGTAGAGTAGTTAGTGATTCTCCTTACCCCGTACCCTATCTTTATGCAGCTACAGAAGCTATGAAACATAAAAGAAATATTCGTAGAATGGATTACTCTGTAGCATCTAGGGTTATTTCTGCTATTCAACTTATTAAAGCAGGAAATGATGAATACCCATGGGATTGAGGCTTCAGACATTGTGAAGATTCATCTGAGAGTATCGGAAACGGCCAAAGGCCAAGGGAAGAACTACAATCCTACGACCAATCTCGCCGCCAGGCTCAGCACGCCTTTTTGCGTGGCTATGGCTGCCGTCGAAGAGCACGTCTCTCTCAATCAGTTTACCCAGGAGACTTTGGGAGATCGACGCATTCGAGAGTTAATGACTAGAATCGACATCGATGACGATCCTTCCTTGAACGAGAAGTATCCAGAAACCCTTGCATCCGTTGTGATCATTGAAACGAAAGAC